AAATTGCATTGTCTCCTTATTAAATCGAAGATGTTGCTTGTACCTGTACATGCTTTTCGAAAGAATGGAGAGTGGATCGATGATGATTCGCTTTTTGAAGTGAAGTTTGAGAGCGTTGCCCATTCTGTGCGATTTGTTCGTACGAATGTGACTGTTTCAGGAGGTTCTTTTTCTGCACGCGAATTACACGATGTGTGTATTTATCGTTTGCCTGAGAATTTCCCTGCTTCTCGTGACCTCAGTGGACATTTCGCCACTGAAGATGATTTTCTCCAAATGCAACGATTGGAGTTGTGTTTTATGATGAGACGGGGCTTTGATAAGAAGCTTGTTGTTCCCATGGCCATCCCAAAGCAGCAAGGTAAACGCCTTGCTTGGGCTTCTGGCAGTGGTAACAAAGATTTGTTCACAACAGATCGTCTTGTTTATCGTTCATTTGGTGTTGGTGATTGTGGTGGCATTATCATCGGTGTTGATGGTAATGGTGTTGTCAAGATTTATGGTTGGCATGTTGCCGGTATCACTTCTGCTTTCTCTGAAGAGCAAGGTATTGGCGTTCCCTTAACTCGTAAGTTATTGGAAAATATGTCAATTGAGTTTGTCACGAGTGAAGCTAAGAGTTTTATTCCCGTTTGCGCGGAGTATGTCCTTATTGAGGAGAACGTACCGGTCAATAATACTTTGTCTCAAAAAACAAAGTTTGTACCTTCTCCCCTGTTTTCAGCTCCTGAGTTGGCTCATATTGATAAAGAACCTGCCTTACTTGGAATAGACCCTCGTTGTAAGGGTCTTACTGGTGAATCATTGTGCGTCATGGAAATGAATCGTGCTGAGTTCCCCCAATTTAAGGTTGATTCCGATGAGATGAGAGAGATCTTTCAGGATATTCTTGAGCAAGATATGGAAAATACCCGTAATGAGCCTCGTCGCATCCTTACTGAGTTTGAAGCCATTAATGGAGCTCCCGATTTGCCTTATTTGCGTGCCATTTGTATGAAAACCTCTCGTGGTTGGCCACACAAGTTTCGTGCTGAATTGAAAGGTCAAGGTAAGTTACCTCTCTTTTCTGGACAACCTGGTTCTTGGATTGTCTCTGATTCTCTTTTGCGTGAAGAGATTGATAAGGCTATGGATGATTTGCGAAATGGTCGTAAACCTAATTTCACCATGATTTATGCCTTGAAAGATGAATTGAAAACAGCAGCCAAGATTAAGCAACAACGTACTCGTGTTGTTACCATTGCTCAACTTGCCCAAACCATTATTATACGTATGTATTTTGGTTGTTATATTAATGCTATCACTAAGCAATTTAATTATGGCGAGTCTGCGCTTGGCATGAATGTGGGATCTCGCGACTGGGAGACTATGATCAATTATCTTTGCGAGGTTGGCACTGAAGCTTTTGCCGCCGATTTTAAGAA